CTATATCTCTTTATATTGATGGAGTAGAGGTAGAGTCTAAATCTCTAACTAGTTTTAAATTCACAAATACAACGCTATCATTAAGTGTTGGTCCAACTACAACATCTGGAGATACATTTATTGTAGATGCTCCAGCGGCATATAGATATTCTTTGCCATCAAAAACTATTCTAAGCCACTATATCAATGGCAATGTAACATCCCCAGCAATTCAAGTAGCATATCCAGATGAGGGAGTTTTCTATAGCGGATCAGACGCTAATATGAAAGCTGTGTTTGATTACTCTTATCCAGTAGATAAGCCATGGACTAATTGGCTAGACGATAATACATATTATGATGTTTTAAATAAACACCTAGGGTTCTTTGAAACAGAAACAGCGGAATCAAAAACCTTTGTAATCAATGACTTTATATTAGTTCCATCAGAAATGAACCTTATAACATCAAAGGTAGAATGGCGAAATGATTTAGGAATTACAGTAGAGACAAGTATAGACGGCACTACTGGTTCATATGTACCTTGTGTAAATGGTCAGCCAATTCCTCAATATACTAAAGATTCATTTGACGCATCTGGTAAATTATATATTAAAATTACAATGACTACATCAGATGCCAGCAAATATCTGCCAAAACTATCATTCTTCTGTATTGCATTCTATACAAATAAAGATATATACGCAGATAATTTCGGGGACAGAATAACCTCAAATACAGAATATTATTTAGGATCTTTGAATTATCCTATTCTTTCCAGAAACTATACAAATGGAATTAGGGCTAAAGATGGAGCAGGATTTAATATCAACACATTGTCTGATATCAAGTCTGTAGAGATGTTCTTTACACCGCTTACGTTGGCTTCTAACACCCTTATCTACGGTTCCGACCCATCTACTACCAGATTAGCCTGGAACGGCTCTGGAGTGGTCTCTAAGGCCAATATCGATAAAGTCTATGTAAACAATGTAGATGTAACTAATCAGACAAACATTAGTTCATATTTAGTTGAAGAAGAGCCACATCACGTCGTTATTGTATTTACTACCCCAATTACAGGGTCTATTCAATTAAATTATGAGACGGCAGGCGGACCAAGCAACCTATATAAGAATATTGCTACCTATGAAAAAGAATTAACTGCAGGCCTTGTAGAAACTCATTATGAGCTATATACAGGCAGAGCAGTATCTACAATATCAGAACCGTCAGTTACCCTGACAGAATCTGACATTATTGCATATAATAATGACTGGATCGTGCTTCAAAGTATATAAATTTGTCACTTACCTTGACAAAAAGCTGGACTTAGATTGTAAAGAATGGTAAAATAAAACTCTATGGATATCAAAAAATTAGGCGCAAGGTTTAACGAGGACGAAACAACTCTCGGAATTTATGTCTGGGAAATGCCAGACGGACGCTGGATAGGAGACGACGATGGGAATTTTCTTTCAATCACGTCAAAAAAAGGCAATAGATCCAGAATCGATGCTTTGGCTAGAGAAGTTCGCTCATACGGTATATATGAGGGCGGGCCTAAATTTCTTATGGGTAAACGAAAAATCAACGACGAAGAATACGAAGAACAGCAAACAAGATTAAAATGGGGTCTTACACCAGACCCACTTGATATTGGTGAATATAAGGACCAGATGAAGGCCCTTAAAAATGGGGGATTGAAATGACGGTAGAATTTATTGAAGACGAAAACGGAGAAGAAGTATCTATCTCTAATGTTGCAGACTGGATGCGATTTAACACACCAGTAGAGTCAAAGAGCACAGACCCATTTAAAATTGAAGGCGAAGATTTAACAAAGGTATCTGGACTTGGAGCTTCATTTCGTCGTAAGATGAATAGAGATTTGCAAAAGCGTTTCCAAGGAATTGATGGAACAGAAACGCAACAGAATCTACTTGCTCAAGCTATTACTGGCTATGCAATGTTTGATCTTATCGAGCCACCATACAATCTAGATTATCTTTCACAAATTTACGAAATCTCTCCATACAACTACGCAGCAATTAATGCTAAGGTTTCCAATATCGTTGGCTTAGGCCACGACTTTGTCGAGACAAGAAAGACACAAGAAGCATTCGATAATATTACAGATGACAAAGCATTAGATCGTGCACGTCGTAAGCTAAATCGTCTTCGCCAAGACCTTTATGATTGGCTAGAAGAATGCAACGAGGAAGAAACATTTACTGAAACTTTAATTAAGGCCTATACAGATGTTGAGGCAACAGGTAACGGATACCTTGAAATTGGTAGAACCTCTGCAGGTAAGATTGGATATATTGGACATATCCCAGCAAAGACAATGCGTGTGCGTCGTTTGCGTGATGGATTTATTCAATTGCTTTATGGCAAGGCTGTTTATTTCCGCAACTTCGGAGATCAAGAGACACCAAATCCGATTGATGGCGGACTAGAGAGACCAAATGAGATTATTCATTTAAAGAAGTATACGCCAACAAATAACTATTACGGTATCCCAGATATTATTGCGTCACAGAATGCAATGGCAGGAAACGAATTCGCTGGCAAGTATAACCTTGACTACTTTGAGAACAAGGCGGTTCCAAGATATATTATCACCGTAAAGGGTGCTAAGCTGTCTACAGAATCAGAGCGTAAGCTTCTAGAATTCTTCCAGGTTGGACTAAGAGGAAAGAATCATAGATCACTATATATTCCACTTCCTCCAGACTCACCAGACTCAAAGGTTGAATTTAAGATGGAGCCAATTGAGGCAGGAACTCAAGAGTCTTCGTTTAATGTGTATCGTAAATCTAATAGAGATGAAATTCTATTATCTCACCGTGTCCCAATTAATAAAATTGGAACTCCAGAAGGAGTTAACTTGGCGGTGGCAAGAGATGCCGATAAGACATTCAGAGAGCAAGTATGCCGTCCAGCTCAAATGAATTTAGAAAAGAAATTAAATAAGATTATTCAGGAAATGACAGACGCCCTATTACTTAAATTCAACGAACTGACTTTGACCGATGAAGATACTCAGTCTAAGATCGATGAGAGATATTTAAGAATGCAGGTGGTTACCCCTAATGAAATTAGAATTAGAATGGGTATGGTCCCACTTGATGGTGGAGATAAAGTTGTAGAATTAAAGCCACAGGCCCAGGCAGAAGTCAGGGCACAAGCTGGGAAAACTAGAACTAGAGATTCCGAAAGGTCTGCAAATTCACCAGATATATCTGGAGAAGGCCGAAATGCTCAGGGCGACGGAAGACAGGTTGACTAGCCCTACTCAACCATTATTTGCGTTATAGTGAATAACGCTATAAAATTAAGCATATGAATATTGAAAAATCTTTATGGTCTTCACATGGCGATAACATCAGTTTATCTGTGCCATTCACTAAAGTCAATCGTGAAAAGCGCACCGTCTCTGGTTTTGCGACACTCGATAACCTAGATCAAACAGGCGATGTTGTTTCAGCAGAAGCAAGCCTAAAAGCATTTGAAAATTTCCGTGGCAACATTCGTGAGATGCATGGATCAAATGCAGTTGGCAAAATGGTTTCATTTAGACCAGAAACATTTTATGATCCAGCAACAAAAGAATTTTACAACGGAGTTTATGTAGACGCATACATTTCAAAGGGTGCACAAGATACTTGGGAAAAAGTTCTTGACGGAACTCTAGCAGGTTTCTCAATTGGCGGAAAGATTATTGATTCAGAAAATGAAGTTAACAAATCAACTGGTAAGCCAGTACGCTTCATTAAAGAGTACGCTTTGATGGAGTTATCAGTAGTTGATTCTCCAGCAAACGAACTATGCAACATCTTGTCTGTTCAGAAAATGAACGGTCAGCTAGTATTTAAAGGAATGGCAACAGAAGTTGTAGCAGAAAATATTTTTTACTGTGCAGACAGTGATTCAGTATTTGTATCAAAAGAGTCATCATACGATTCCCCAGTTACAGGCAAGCCTGCAACATTGATCGGTTGGGTAGAATCAAACGATGTTAACAAAGCAAAAGAAATAGATAAGATTCTTGATTTACACAAAAAGTCAAGATTGTCCATGCCTGAAACACAAATTGCAAAACAGGCAGACATAGAAGGAGGTAAAGAAGTGTCAGAGAATACAGAAAACGTAGTTGTAGAAGATGCAGTAGCACCAGAAGCAACCGTAGAAGACACAGCAGCAGTTGCT